AATAACTGGAGTTAAATTTGAGTCTGTTAAATTAGTAGCAATACCAGATACCTCATTAAATGCTACATAAACTGATTTAGCAGTACCTCCTGAAAAATATAATGAAACCCCGCCAAAATTAGTTCTTGTAGTTTCTTTTTTTACGAAAGTTGAAAATGTATAAGTGCTATTAGCAGAAACTGAAAAAGTTTGTGAAATATATTTATAATTAGTTCCATCAGCAGACTGAATTGAATCAGCAGTTGTTGTTCCATCAGGTGCAACTACCACATTTGATACAATTGTAGGGGAATTTGTTTTAGTCCAAGAAGCAGAACCAAGACCTTGGCTTTGTAAAATTAGGTTTGTCCGTTGTGGCTCAAGCAATAATTTTGGACAACCCCCACCTAAATAATCAATTCTTGGAATGTTTGCTGCATCAACTTCAATCAATCCACTTGGATTAACTCTTGTGGCAGTATCTCCAGTGCGTGCAAATGTCATATCCCCAGTTCCATCCGAAGGAATGATAGAGTAAAGTTTTGATGCTTTAAAGCCGTTAGGTGTAACAACCAGACTGGCAGTATCTAATAAATTCATATTTTTTTAAGTTAAACTATTTACAAAATTGACTAAACAAATATCAGCTTCAAAAACTCCACTATCTAACCCAACTCGACCTTTAAACGCTTGGCTTAACAATCCTCCATTTGAAATACTATCCCCAATGAAACCAAGTAAACAAGTATCTGCTTCCATTACACCGCCATCCGCTAACGTTCTTGCATTGAATGGAATATACAATAAGCCTGCATTTGTCAATTCTCCACGCAAACTATTGTATAAACAAGAACTTGCCTCAAATGTACCATTATCAGTTGCGATTCGAGTAGAAAAATTAGAAATAAAGCTATCAAGGTAAGTCAAATCGCCAGTCAAATCAGTTTCCCCTGACCAACTAACATAGTGCGAATAACCCCAACCGATATTATTGATGGCTCCTTGCCCCCAACCGATTGCGTTATTATCAGCACCTTCTCCCCATCCTATATTATTTGCCATTTTCTAACTTGTTTAAATAAACCTTTAATTTTTTAATGTTTTCATCCTTCGGTTTGTAAGTTCCCCTACAATTGCCAGCCGGAAAAGTCGCTTTGTTTATCTGGGTAGACATCTGCGTTTGAATTAGTGTTATATTCAGGGAATAAACTATTATTAAAACTCATGTAATCAATGAACCTTCTTGTGTAATTCTCAGCTATTGATCGTTCCTTTTCTACTAAGAAATCAACTTCTTCCTTGCTTACCGTGTCGCTATTCTCTGAATTATGCTTGTAAACTCCTTTGTTAGCAATCGTATAAGCTGCGAATGGAAGATATTCCACAAGGCTCCAGTGAATTAACATCGGCTTAACGTAAACATTAGTCAAAGACAAGTAATTACCAGCCAAAGTGCCAGCCACGATGTCATCATTAATCTTCTTAAATAACTTAGTCCCCAAGTAATTCTGAATGTGAATATCTTGAGCAACCTTAACCCATTGCACAAAATTGTCCACGTCAATGTTGCCATTCAACGCAGTAAACTTTACAATCTCATCACGACTTACAAATAACGCTTGTGCCATATTTTATTTTGGTAAAAATCCTTGATTTGGCATATTAATCGGCTTGGTGTAAACCAATTTATTATTAGTTGGCAAAATCTCGCCAGCCTTTCTTGCTTGTGCTGGAGTTATCTCAACCGCACCTTTTCTTCTTGGATCGGTAAATCTTCTATATGTTTCTCTAACCCAAAAATGATGGCAAGCTCCGCCGCCTTTGTACAAAAATATATCATAGGTATCAGCACCTCGTGGCCCCCAGCCCGGATTTGTACTTGCCTTTTGGCTCATTAATTCAATATCTTCCTTCCGATAAATCTTATTCATCTGTGTCATCTTAACGCAGAAAGGTCGGCTATTTGCAGTTGTTTCTCCAGCGTACCGGTAACGGCTAATAAATAACTTACCATCTTGCTCAGACTTTAAATCAGGACGAGCCACTCCAGTAGTTACAAATTCATAAACCTTAGAAAGCAATGATTTTTTAGGATTGTTTAACGCTTCTAATTCAGCATCCAATCTTGCCTCCGCTTCCATATCTTCTACCACTCGTGAATCAATTAACTCCCATTCGTCCAAATCTATATCTTCGCCAAATTCTTCGAGTTCCATATCATCTAAATGTGATGACAATTTAACTCCAGTTTCTTCCTCAGCCGTAGCCTTGTCAGCGATTGGGTTCAAATCAACAAACTCCAATGGCTGCAAGGTGCGGAAATAAAGATTTAAGCTAATTCCATTAAATGATAAAACCTTTTCGATTCCATCGATGAATGTATCTTGAAAATAACGAATAACCATGTTGTCAAATAAGGTAATCGCATTCTTTAATTCATCAGCATTTGAACTGAATCCACTTGCTGAAGGAATACCAAATTGCAACCCACTTACAACCCCATGACCTAAAAGAATCTTTGACTTAGATTCCTCGCTTAAATACTCGTAATGCTTAGGCGCATCGTTCAACGGAATAGAATCAACCGTTGTCTTTTTTGTTTCATCATTATTGAATGAAACGACTACTTTCTTTCCTTTTGATCCAGTTAAAGTCGCAGATACTTGACGGCTAATTAACTCACGTTTTTCTTCGTCAGGAATACCATTATTAAAATTAACCACGCTTGTCGGACTGAATCCGTTCTGCACATCGTTAATTAAATAATCAGCAATTTCTTCTTCTAATTTGGCGTAAGGTATTGCACCAATATAATCAACATTCGAGTAATACTTCTGACCAACGGTGTAATTGCCAATATAAAGTATCTCCAAAGTTTTATCCCCGAAACCAAAAGCCGGAATACGTTTAGGCGGAAACTTATTAGTGTCCTCCCAATTGTCTGAATAATAATACGCTTCAATTTCTCCTTTTTTATTGCACTTCTCGGCTCTTAATAACTGAACTGGAATATGTTCAACACGAATAATGGAATCTTTTGATTTGTTATAAATCAATTGATAGGCATATTGGCCAAGCATTTTTAAATCAGCAACACCTTTCTTCACAACATCCTTACGGAATAGCATCATCATTTGAGCATATTCGTTAGGCTTCTTACTTGAATCGGTAGCATCTAAGCCACGACCATAAATTAACTTTACAATATTGTTAATTACTGCGTTATTGGTTGTCGATCCGTTGTATCTGTCAATCAAGAATTGAAAGAAATTGTTATCCTCTCCAAATCCTACCCAAGCATCCCGATTGTTTTCAGTCGTTTTCGGGGCTGAATACGCTTCTAACTGGACAAAGTGAATACCGCTTGAATTCTTCTTATTCATAGAAAATTATATTTTGCGAATGCTGAACGTACTCGTCTTTATTTACGCTATAAGAATCAATTTCTTGATTTGTTACAAATACCTTATCCCGATGGATTAAAGTGCTTGTATGGTCAAAGGATGAAAGGAAATCATATAAACACGACTCCGCTTCATACGTTCCTGAATCAGCCACCACTCTCGAAGCAAAATTATCAATTGCGGTCTTGTCTGAATTCTCGTTTATTGTCAAGGTATAAAAATGCCCTTCTTCTAAACTCAATACCTCTGAAAACTTTTTATAAAATGATTCCGTTGTACAATCAATATACTGATTTGTTTCAACGTTAGTAGTTTCGTTCCTTAAAAATAACTCATTTGGCACTCCCGTTCTTGTCGGAATGAACTTCACTTCTTGTGCCGTAGCTATCGCCTTCAATAGAATCATATACTATAAACCGAAAAAAACGATTTTGTTTTAAAAAGGAAAGACCGGTAACTCTGACCGGCCTTCCAACTTCTTAACCCGAATTTAAAAACTATGTTCCAGATACAACCGTTACACCGGCAGTAGTCAAAGAAACGATAATCATATTCGCTGGTACTGGCTCCTCGCCAACAACTGTCAAGGTAAATCCTGACAAATCTCCCATAGCGGCACCAGTAACGATTGTGCCACCAGTAACTTCCATTCCGTTCTTTAATCCGGCATAGAATAATTTCCCATTATTATCTTCAACGATAACTTGTGGACGTCCGTAAGCCAATAACTTAATTTGCTTCAAGTCTTTAGCAGTAATCGACTTCAACGTTAAATTTAATGTTTGCGTAAAGAAAGTAGTTCCGTTCTCACGGCTTGAATTGATTGTTTGCTCAAATGATGAGTTTCCTTTCAAATCATATTTATATCCTGAAGGAGTTCCAGCAATTGCCGTGATTGCATCTGTATCAGTTGCATCATAGGTAACACTAGTAGCATCTCCATTATTCATGAAATAAACCGCTTTCAATCCTCCAACACTTGTTTTGCAAGGCTCTAACCGACCTAAGCTAATATCGCACATAATTGTTGTTTTTTAGAGATTGAAAATAAGCGGAGCAAATTAATGCCCCGCCCTTAACCTAATTAGTTAGCTGAATTCGTGATACCGTAAGTAACGATGTCAGAAGCGAATCCGTACTGAACACCAGCAGTCATACGCATTACAACACGAACGTTTTGTGATCCGTCGATGTCAGCCATGTCAATCACTTTAACTTCAGTCAAGTCAGAGATAAGACCAGTTCCGAAATATAAGTTAGACTTCTGAGCAGCGATTGCCTTAGTAGAAGCAAGACCATCAGCAACAAAGATTTTGATGCCATCAAATGTCAAACTTCCGTTGCTATACCATTGAGTTCCTTGAGCGTTAGAACCATTAGCACCTAAGCCTGACGAACCGAATCCACCCAAAGCACGAACGTATGAACGAGCGATTGATTGAGAAACATAAATGTGAAGATCATCCTTAGTGTACAATGCAGAAGGAATTGCATCAGCAATTTTACCTAATTCAGTGATTACGTTAGCAGCAGTAACAGTAGTTCCAGCAACTTCGTTAGCAGATGGCAAAGAAGCATCAGCAGCCAATAAAGTAGTTAAACCATCGAATTCTCCAGCGTTAGCAGTAACACCTTCCCAGATATTAGTTTCGTTCTTTGCAGCAACTTTAGCAGCAACGTGAGCAACTAAGAAATCTTGGAAAGTCTTAGGTAATACTTTGAATGCAGAGTAACCTTGCTCAACTGATAACCAGTCAGAAACGAAATCTTTCTTACACAATTGTAAATTCACTTGGAATTCTTCTGGTTGTAAGATTTTCTCAGTCAAAGTAATTGTTGATGTAGCATCGAAATCGCAAGTTGCGTTTTTCAAGATTGCATCAGTAGCCAAACGCTTAATTACTTGCTTGTAACGAACGTTAGGTTTTACTTCAATACCACCACGATCGATAGTAGGAGAAGATAATAAAGCGGCAGCGATGATTTTGTTTGCAAATTCACCAGCGTACGTTGTGGTAATACTTGTTGTAGTAGCCATTTTTTAATTTAATTTGTTAATTGTTATGAAAAGATTTTTGAAAACACTGAATCTTGGATTGTTTCAGGACGATTTTGTCCGTAAGCAAATCCTTCTTGCTTTTGCTCAGGCTCTGGATTTTGAACGATTGGTTCTGCACCTTCCTCTTGAGCATTTAATTTAACTTCTAAAACTTCCTTCTCAGCTTTTAATGCTTCGTTCTCCGCTTTAACTTCGCTAATTTGTGCCGACAATTCAGTCCGCAACTTCTCAATTTCTGCAAAGAAAGTTTCCTTGCTAACTGATTCCACGATACGCTTTGGAGATGGTGCTTGCGTTTCTGCTTCCACTTCAATCTCTACTTCTGGAGCTTCTTCCATTGGTGCTTCTTCTTCAGGCATTGCATCTTTGATTTCAGCAATAATTCCTTCAAGAGCAACAACTAAGATTTTTCCATCTTCTAACTTGTACTCGCCTACTGGCATCGGTACAATTCCGTCAGCCGTAACGATTCCCACCGAAAATTCAGGCTCAAATGATTCAGCTTCGATGATGGTAATTCCATCCTCTAACTTCATTTGCGCTAAATTAACTTGGAAACCCAAAGCGGCTTTAATCAAGTTTTTTTTGCTTTTGTATTCCATATTTATTTTTGTTAATTACTCACATTTGTAATAACTCGTTCTTCGTTTACATTTGTAACCGCAGAAACTCCTTGCGATACTAATGCACCTACACCTTGAGAGATTAACTCTCCATCGCAACATTCACTTGAATACGTTCCGTCCTTGCAAAGACATCCACGCTTTGCACCTTTCGGACTTGAATAACTATTTTTCGCCATCTTCTAATATGTTAATTAAATGTTCAACTAAATCTTCGTCTGAAATATCAGGTAACAATTGTAAACTTAGCTTGTCAGCAAAATATCCTTCAATAGAAAAACCTTTTACTTCGCCACTTTTTGCCTTCTTCCACATCTCGTCATTATCTGCTTTCATTGAAACCATCCAAGTTCCTTTAGGCAAATCAAACCCATAGGCTTTAGACTTGTCCATTTCAGGATTCGTAATGATCCACGATTCAACTAATGACATCCCATCAACTTTTGTTTTGTGATGCAAAGTTGCGTTTGACTGATTGCCAGCCTTTAAATACATTTGACTTGCTTGCTCTACCGTTGCCTCTGAAAAGAATACGTTAAATTTATGCTCGCCTTCCTTTCTGAAAATCATTTTGTTTGGAATCAATGCTGGCCCCATCAAAATGCGCTTCTCAGTATCTACTTCGGCCAAGTTCATTTCGTATTCCTTTGCCAATGTGATAAAATTGCTTTCAATCGCTGGTTTTTCAACCAATGAAATAGCTTCAATTCCATCTTGCTCGTTGTCAATAATTAGTTCAATAACACGCATATCCCTTAAACCTAAATTTCCCATTTTGTTATATTTTCGTTTATCCTAATGTTGCTGATACTATCTTATTTCTGTCTAATGCTTGAGCCGTTGTAACTTTACTCGAAACCACATAAGCCTCAATCGGTGCTTGATTTCCTACCACTTGAGCAATCTGATTAACTGGACTTGTACCTACCACGTTGAATCTTGGTGCAGTTTGGTAGCTTGGTGTCATCTGAGGATTACCGAATGACATTTGGCTTCCACTTGCATTTCCCGAATTAATATCTTGAATACCTTTTCTTGCTGCTGAAATGGCGGAGGCAACCCCTAAACCTCCAGCCACTAATTCAGCAATACCTAACGGAGTTAAATAACCATATTTAGCTGCGTTCTTTTGTGTATTAATGGCAATTGAAGCAACCGCCGCCGCTTGTTCCAATACGATTCCGGCAATGGCTAATTCCTTATTCTCTCCAGCAATTTGTCTAAGTCCCTGACCTATCCGCATCGTGTTAGAAATATAGGCTTCTTGCAAAGCTAATTTTGCATCATTCTCCGCCTTTACTAAATTCTTTCTTTCTTCTGCTTGTTCTTTTGCGTCTGCCGTAACATTTGCCTCATAAGTAGCTAAAGCCTTTTGTCTTGCATCGTATTCCTCAAATAATGCTTGACCTTGCTCTTGCATTCTAAGGTTTTCTTCTTCAGCTAATTTATCGAATGCTTTCATCTGCATTTCGCCTTCAATCTGAAGATTTTGGTTTTCTATTTCAACCAATCTTTTGCGTTCTTCTTCTCTTTGCGCTTGTAACTGCTTATAAGCCTCATCCCTTGCTTTTTTACGCTTATCAAATTCCTCTTTTTCTACTTTGGTTAATTCTTTTGAACCCTCTTGAAAACGCTTGATTGATTCATCGTAATTTTTGCCAAAATCTGTAACGGATGCCTTCGCTGATTTCCAAGCACCAGAAAAATCGCCCTTTACAAATTTAAAAACTGCATTACCTAAACTACCTAATGATTGTATTACTGCCGTTACTGAACCATACACCGTTTGCATCGCTTTTGATACTAAAGGCAAAGCATTAATGGCAAAATCAACTAACGCATTAAATACGGGTTCAATTGCAGTAAATACTCCGTTGAATATCTTCTCTAATCCAATAAATAAAGGTTGTAATTTCTTAGTGGCTTTCTCTGAATCATTAAACGCAGCAACCAAACCACCAACCAAAGAAACAAGCAATCCAATACCGGTAGCTTTTAAAGCACTCCCAAATGATTGCGTTGCTACCTTAGCTTTATTAATTGACGAACCTAATTGACCTAATGGGCCACCAGCCATTTCCAAAGTATCTACCCAGTCAGATGACTGATTCTTAGCCGACTTAATCTTGTCCTCTAAGTCATCAATCTGATTGAATAAATTCTTAAACGCTTCCGTTCCTACCTCAGTATCCTTTAACTGCTTCTTTAATTGTTTTAATTCGGCAATCGATCCCTGAATATTGTTGTTTACGTTTAAATTTACTTCTACATCTTTCGCCATCTTGAAATTCTTTTAATTTGTTTAATTCCTTTCTTTAAAGTAGTCGGTATTTCATTCCTTCCCTTCGCTATCTCAATCAATTCAGACCGATTGTAATGATCGTGCGTCATTAATAAATTAATTACTTCCTTCATCATCTTATAAACCTTTTAATCTTATTACCGTTGTGAAATTTCCCCAAGTATCGACATCAAACTGCTGATTCCCTTTTGTTGGAAGTCTAACCGTATGCGTTGCCTTTGTATATCCGTTATTAAATGGATTTACAATAATTAACAACGCTTCCGTTCCATCTGTGGACAACTTATAAGCTGAGATAGGCTTTTGCTGATTGTAAAGCATTACTGGATAATTAGAATTGTTTGCATCTGTATCAGATGTCCAAGTTCCGCTAACTAATAACTGCGTTTTAGTCCATTCGGTGTTAGCCGCAACAATATCCCGATTCTGTTCAACTTGCCAATAGCCAACATAAAGCCAATCGAAAACTCCGTTGTCTAATTGTTGCAAATTGCCAAAGCCATAGAAAAAATTACCAAAGTTAATATTATCACATGGCCCATGATTATATTCTCCCCCGTAAGCATTCGGATCGTCCCACATTGATAAACCATCGCAATAAGCAAAACCCCAAACCGCCAACGATTGGAAATGGCTTGCGCATTGTGCCGGATTATCGGCGATGTAAGTTCCGTATTCAAATCCTTTTCTTTCCCAGTTAAAGTCTGAGAAATAAGGCAATGGCTCCATGTATCTCCACGAATATGGCGAAGCTCGTTTTATTTTAGCATCATCAACGCTATAAATTTGCCCTAATATCTTTTTTGTAATATCGTAGTTATGAACTAATGAATAAAAATACCATTTAGTAACAATTGTATTTAAATAACCTGAACAGAAAAACAATCCCCAACCATTTTTTGCGCCTTCGTAAAACGCATTATAATTAAGCATCGTGGTTCTGCTAACCGTTCCGTTTATATAGTAATTGTGATAATCGCTATATAAATCCGTAGTTTTTACCGTTGCAATTGATTCAGTAGGTGCAACATAAAGCCATCCACTTGTTCCAGTTCCAAAATAGCCTGATTGGTAAATCCCTTCTCCATAAATACTAAACTTAGGAATTACTGCGCCATTTGCTGCCCAGTTATTAGCGATTGAATAAGCCTTGCAACTTGCAAAAAGACCATCCATAGCAAGACCGGTATTTAACCGCTTTCTGCCAACTCCAATAAACGCTTCTCCATCGTGTTCGATGATTGCAGCGTGCGTTACATTCATCGGATTATTAACATCGTTAGTTAATGGATTGAACATTGATAAATACTGATTCGCTGGACTTAAATCATAATATCCAATACCTGAATTTATAGCAGTTGTCCACTCGTATGGATTAACTTCCGCATAGGTTTTATTGATTGTCCCATTGTTGAATGTCCAAGTATCACGATCCGCAATTGGAACTAATAAAGATTCCAAAACTGCACAACACCATGATTGGTCTATTGTTGAATCCGTGATATAATTAGGATTTGATGTAGTTCCGCCTGATTTAACCCAAGCCGTTCCAACACGAATAAATGTATCAGCGTGATGGTATAATCGGTCTGCAATAGGCACAACTTCAGTTATGTTGTTAGTTGCTACACCTCCTTCAATGGATGAAACATAATTTGCATTAACTCCTGAAACCTGACCATTTACAAAGTTTTTAAAATATGTCGGCTTGCGTTTTGTCAATCCTTTATTTTGTCTTCTTGGATTTCTAAACGTTCTGGTAACTGCTCCCGCACCTCCATTCGTAAAAGTTCCGCTATCCTTAACCACGCAGTCAAGCAATGGATTGATAAGCATTGCAAACTCTTTTTTAACCCCATTTTTATCAAAGATTGGCAAGGCATCAGGCATTCTTCTAAAGAATGTTGGATATTCTTCGGCTTGCTTTGGTATTAAATAATCAGGTCTAAAATAATAGTTTACTTTTCCTACTGTTAGCGTTCTGTTCGAATCGGCTGCAATATGGATAGTTGAACTTAATAAATAAGTATGTGTAAATCCTTGTATTTCAGTACCGCCCCACATATTGCCCCAAAGTCCATTACGAATGACTAAATCATAGCCTTTCATGTCAGATAAATTGATGTCAGTTAGCGGAACATTATTAATCGTGCCGTTCTCGACTAACCATCTTCTATCTGAACTCCAAGTTGTGTCAGTTAATAAATTTGTTGAAGAATTTAAGGAATAAGTAATATCTAAATCGTTTGTTTTTTGTTCCCCTGAATCTGCGCTAAAGTTCATGATTGAACCATCCGCAAAAGAAACATCCATTCCAGCATTTACCAATTCCGTTTTACTTCCGACAATCTTGCCATCATTTCCAAGCGTAACGTAATAGCTTTTAAACTGCGTTGGAATAACATAATTTCCAGCACTTGCTAAAATCGTTTTGGCTTCATTCGTGTAAAATATGGTTGTTGAATCCAACAAGTTATTATTGGCATATAAGATTTGTGAATCTACATCCGTTGTCGTACTGCCTAACTTTGTGCGTGCATCGCTTATGCTTGAAAATGCCATATTATTTTAGTGTATAGAATGTAAATGTTTCAACTGCCGGAGGAATTACTGAACAAGTTCCCCAAGTCGTAATGATACCGCTTGAACTGATTTGAACCCATGTACCATCGTTGCAATGATAAACGTATCCGTTACCAGCGTAAGGAACTAAGGTACCGGTATTGTTTCCGTAAACTACAACGTTAGTGTATAATGGTGTCGATTCTCCGTATAATGTCAAGGTATAATCCGTAATTGGACAAGCCTCAGTTGATGTCGCTGAGTTTGCATTTGTTACGCTAAAGGCATTCAAAGTCGGTGCTGGTGCTGAACCACATGAGCCAGTAGCCAAGACAACTCCAACTGAATTTATTTGAGCATAATTGTTTAACGCAGTTTTAAAGTAATAGCTTCCGCCATTAAATAAAGCACCGGTATTTGTGTAGAATGTTGTGTTATCCTCAAACGTTGGATTCGTTCCGTAGATTGTCAATGAATACGTTGTTAATGCACAAGCATCGCCACTCGTTGCCGAACTTCCGTTAGTTACTAAGAATGAATAGTAAGTTGTCGGGTCAGGTATCGCTGAAGCTACACGGAAATCATTTAACAATTCCAAATCTACTTCGCCAGTAGTCAAGTCCGTTGTAAATGAATTAATAATGTACCGCTTATCCCTAATAATCAACCGGTCATTTAGTTTTAAAGCATTTATCAAGCTAATCGGAAACATTGCCTTTAGCTTTAAGATTCTTGCCTTATCAGTGAAGATATTTGTCAGGTAATTAAGGTAGTAATTATTAAACAATGACCTTGTTTCAATCGCATCTGTAAACGTTGATTGTTGCGCCCCGAAATTGATTGTATTTACTTGGCCCGAGATGAGAGTATCTTGTCCAAAAAGATTATAGGTAGTAACGTTAGTAGTGCTACTCCCATCATTAAAATGAAAATGCTGACCTCCAGATAATGTCTGAATCGAATTGTAATCATACAAAATTACGGGTTTAGGAATGTAGCTATTTAAGTCAAACTTTAAAGAATAACCAACTTGTAAATTCGTGTTGGTAAACTTCTGGAATGGCATATTCTCAAAAGGTAATGATACCTCAAACTCCTCGCCATCGTTGTCCAATGTATATTTCAAATCGCCGTAAGGTACTGCTGATCGTGAAAGGAATTCAGTCGCTATAATATTCTCGCATTTTTCGTACATGAAATTAATCGCCTTGTATGGCTTTACTCTTTCAATGTCTATCTGCTCTGAAATAACGTACTTCGATACATCACGGATTGTTCCCGCTGCATACCAATTTTCAATTTGCTCAACCTGATAAACATTGTCAGCCGTTGAAAAGCAAGTAAGATTAAACATCTTTAGAATTCCACTAAAGAAATCTTCCGCCTTCATATCAGGCATATAATCCGCAATGTTTAATGTCGTTGTCGTTGTCTGACTTGTTCCAGTACAAGTTACATCACTAACGACTGATGTTGTGGTTGCGTTTCTTGTTTCAAACTCATAAACCGATGTGTAGGTAACGGCTGAGGCTGAGGAAATATAGAAAGCGTAAGTACCTGAATCTTCTAATGGTGCTGACAAAGTCATCTGGCTTGTTTGCGTTAGATAACTCTGCTCGCTTAGTTTAACTCCATTCTTGTAAACGTATAAATAAAACTCCGTTCCCGATGTCGTAAATGTCAGCTTAATATTTGACTTGCTAAGGTAAACCGGAGAATCAGGCTTCACATAAGTTAAAAAACTTCCCGTTGGACTAACATTAAAGATTCCTTGCGTTCCAACCGTACTTGTATTTGTTTGGAATAAAATCTTTTGATGCGTCTGCTTCAAAGTAAATTCGTCCGTATTCTTTAGCCACAAAAAAGCATTTTTATACTTATCAGTCGCTAAGAAATTATCAGTCGGATTTCCTTGTATTGTAATGTCTAAGTCTGAAGCAATCGTTTCGATAATCTTACTAACTCGCATCGCTGGAAATAAATCGTGATGATGAATAGGTGAATTTTGATGCGAAATATCATAATTAGCTTGAACATGAACATTTGTTCCCCAAGTCCAATTATTAAAGGATGTAATTAAAGGGAATTTAACGTCATTTGTAACGCCTCCGCTTACTCGATTCTTGACAACCGTTCCAGTATAAGCAAAGTTATAAGCCGAATAATCAAAGTCCCTTAAAAACTTACCACCAAATAAATCCTTTAATGAAAGTAAGCTACCAAAGAAGGTAATCTGATAATTATCAATTTCGTTATTCTTAAATTGTGCTTTTTCTAATTGAATCTTCCCAACCCTAAACGATGCTGAATTTATTTCGATGTATGCTGATTTTCTTGTCCGTGCATCAAAGCCCCCATCAATCGCATTTTCATACCAATGCTTGAATATCTCGTTATTGTGCTTTGTTGCTGGCACCGTGAACGACTGAGAATAATCAGTAAAGACTTTCGAAATGTCATTTACGTTCTGAATTGAAGATGTAACGCTAATTTTCTCATCGTTAAATAATTCTATTCGCTTGTAAAGTCCATCGCTAAGGATATAAATTGAAGCCGTTATCATTAAATCACGTTATTTTTAAGGTTATAAGCGTACTCAAATTCAATCTGGTAATTGATATTCTTATCTTTTAACGATGTTTTAATGTCGTTTTGGTTTGTCAATACTTGCACTGGCTTACCATCTAATAAAACGGTATTGCTTAACATCAAATCCTGAATCAAATCTGAATAATTCTGATCCACAAAACCAGTATTTAACGAAATCTTTTGTGAACCATTGATATTGAACGACTTAAACTGCCCACGACTTACGTTATAATTAACATTATCAGGCAAAAGATTATGACGAGTTTTCTCAACGCTGATTGAACTTGCTTGCGCTTTGAAGAAAGTAAGGAATTGCCAACCTCCGTAACGATTAATAAACTGACATAGAACCGGTGTATATTTTGTTTCGCAAATCGGTGCAATGTTGTATGTGTAAAGCGTTGTTCCGTTGCTCTTAACTCGTAAGATACTCGATGTCGTAAAACCTACCAATTTCAATGGCACTTTCATGTTGTAAACTTGCTTCGTAGCAGTCGATGCCAAAATCGTTACCGTTGTCGTTCCAACCGATGTAACATAATCAGCCGTAACGCTGGTGCCGGTATGGTCGATTAAAACATTGACATACATATTATCCGTATTATTCAAATAGGTAATTGTCTTAGCCGTATCAGCTAAAGCCACGATATTGGCATTATTGCTTTGATTGTAGCCACCCGAATAATTATTATAACCATCTACACCAACCCCAATAAGATAATCGCCCATAAACGTTCCTAAGCAGTTGTCCGCCTCGTAAGTTCCTGAATCTGCAATTACCCTTGTCTTAAATGCACTTGTTCTATTTGTTCCGTTGCTAAATGAAACCGCTTTAAAGTTTACAAAAGATGTCGATGATTCAGTCGCTGGTGTCGGATCGTATGTCGGTGTAATATTTTCAATATACTCACGCAAGTAAGGTGCAATATCATAATTCGATTCAGTCTGGGAAACCGATGGTGCCGCCTTCGTGAATGAATAAGTATGTGATGCTGGCTCTGTTGCGCCATTCCAAACGTATAGCTTTAAAGTCGTATTTGTGCTTCCGGTAATCGAAATAAAATACGGACTTCTTGCGTTAATCGTTATCATAAATCTTTTAAATTATAGTCAATAATTGTTTCAACATCTAAGCCAAATGCTTTTGCTAAATCCGTGTCAATATATTTCTTGTATCCAGCTTCAAATGGTTTTGTAAAAAATAAACTTGGCTTCATCCCAGTCATGTAAATACTTCGGCTAATCAAAAACGCAGTTGACTGATAAGAAATAAATCTACCCGTCTTTTTATCTTTGAACTGAATCCCTCTTGCCTTAACCCATTTCTCAATTCCATTTGTTAAACCGCCTTTCTTACCCGTGCCACTTCCAAACTTAAACGGACTATTAGGTGCTTTGGCTGACTTAAATTTACCTTTTACACCTTGATCCTGATACTGCCCATATTCAGCCATCCTAAAGCCGACAATCGCATAATTATTCTCTTGGACTATCTCGCCTTTTAAGGAGTTGTAAAGTTCCTTAGAAACATTCTTGCGACCTTTACTAAGATTTGAACGTGATTGCTGAATCACATAATCTCTAAATCTTTTTATTACCGCATATGTTTCTCGTAAATCAGCCATTAGCAGATTGTCATATCATTTGGTACTATCAAATCAAAAGTAACTGTCCACCCAGCGACCTTATTCTCAAATCGGTCAGTAAATGGTTCGCATAACGGATCGCCATCAATCTGAACCAAATCAGAATACAAATCCCCTCTGCGTAAGTCCGTAACCATCTTACTTGCAATTGCCAACTGACTATTTAATACATCAAGAAGATTATCATTGCCATCAAATACGTTTACGGATTCAGTCTTTGAAATATCAACGATGTCCATAAACAAAACCGATAAATTAAAGCCTAAGCTATTCTCTTTCGGTGTTGAATTGTTAACGATAATGTGAACGTATGGATAAATCGTTTGCTTGGCTAAATCGACCTCAAATATATCGCCAGTTGAAACGGTGTTTACAAAACCTCCGTTCTTTAGGTAATCTCTTAATGTACTGACTGCGTAATAAAATCCGGTCATTGTCTTTGTGATTTAATCATTTTCATTTCTAATTCGTTCTTTTGCTTCTCAAATGTTAGGAACGTTAGGCACTGGTTAATTGGTAATTTGGTAATTTCATTAAATCGTCTAACATCTCCCTGAGCAAGTGCATAGATTGAAGAATACCATCCCCACCGTTTTCCAAACTGGCTTTGTTCAGAATATCCATCTGCGGATTCTCCACTAAATAATCCATCGTACTTTTCAATAATTCTTTCCCTAAATGCCAAAAAAAAACCACCGCCCCAAGCGTTACGTTTAAAGGTGCATCTTTCATCAGTTCGCAATACCTTTCACTTCCATCGTACTCCTCAATCAAGTATCGTTCTCCCATTGTCTGTTTAATTGGTCGATAAAGCACCGCCATTGCTCTGTGCATCTCATCCCAATTTGTAATATAATTGTCCAAGTCCATGTATTCACCGCTTGACATATCATCCAAGTTAGGAATGAACCCAAAGGTCTTTCCGTTCATCTCAAACTTTGTCGTTAGCGATGGCAACTGCTTAAACAATCCACCTATTATCTGCGTAGCATCTTCGACATCTTTTTGCCTCATTTGCCCGACGATATTCATGTCAATCCCACAAAAGATTTGTATCATCTTGTGGTTTAAGAAATCACTTTCCTCATTCTCGCCTACAATCTTCAAAAACTTCTGATACTGATGTAGCTTTATTTCGCTTAAATCAGTAGGGATTGAAATCTTTACCTTCATAATGTATAAACAATTTTGTTAATATTCTGTCTTAATAAATATGGTAATTGCCCTGATTTGGATTATCTAAATGGTAAATGATGTTATAACGTGCCGAATCAATTCCGTGATTCCAGTCATCTATGTATAGCTTACTTGCCTTATTTAAATAACAATAGTTGTTAAACTCCTTCGCTAAATTGGTCGATTGCGGATCAAGAATGATTTGGTAGTCTTGCATTCTTACGATTCCAGATTCAATCGTCCCTTTCTTTACTGGTTGAATGTTTATTCCTTGATAACGTAAGTCATCAATTAGTCTTGGCTCTGCTGAATCTGCAATGATTAAACCACCGCCAACTTTATCTTTCATTAATTGAGCAAGAACGTGCGTCTTTAATCCACGTTCATAAATAACTTCTTTGATGTAGATTATCTTCTTAGTCTTGTCAATTGCCACTTCAGTCAACGCATCCGGATCGATTGAGAATCCAAAGTCCATCCCGAATGATGTTTGTAAGCCATTAGGATTAAACGTTCCAAACTGCCAATTAGTGAAGACAACTCCTTCCGCTTTATCCAACCATCCTCCAAGTATTGCGTGCTGATATTTTTTAGGATTGGTTTCCTTAATCCTTTGTACCTCATCTAAGAATGACTGATCTAAATGCTCAATATTATCTTCGTAGGTCGTATGGATATAAGTAACGTTTCCCTTTACGCCATTGAATCCACCTTCAACTCCAGCTTGTTCAAAGAATCGTTTATAAATCCAATGCTCTTTTGTTGTTGGATTAAAAATGATAATAATTCTGTTCTGAACTCCTTTTTGCCGAACTGATAAGTTAATCTTGTCAAATGTAGCCTCCTCCGTTAATTCCTCTGCCTCCTCAAGCACCCAATCGGTAACACCTTGCAATGACTTTAGATTTGCAGTTTGATCGCCTGACGATGTCTTTAAACCTCTAAAGATTATTTCGCTTCCTGATTGCTTATTTATTATATCGGTCTTTGTTACTTCAAATTTATCTTCCGATTCCAATAACTGAATTTTTTCTTGAAACTCAGGAATGATTGACAAGTGAGCCGATGTCATTGTCTGCCGAGTGAACAGAATCTTGTGGCCCTTCTCGAATGAAAGTAAACTTGTGAATGTTCCAACCCCAAATGACTTTGAGCTTCCCCGACCTCCCGAAATTATAAAGTATCGAGTATCATTGAATAAGGCTTTCCATTTATTGTTTAGGAGAATCATCCTTGAATTTTACCAAATCACTAAGGTTAAAATCTTTTACTTCGTGCGTATTATTACTTTCGACGTGCGTCATTGCCAACTGCTTTAATTCGTCTGGCGATGCAATCAGCTTCATTAATCCCATTTGTAACGTTGGATTCTCTGACTTGTACCACTTTGAACGCATAGAAACCTTTATTTCGGTTTTTACTTTTGTCAATGAATCTTTTATGGTGTCTAATTTTTCCAATTCAAGATTGTAAAATGTTGCTCTTGAGCATGGAAGGTATGCGATGACATCGTCGATGAAGAATAATTTATTCTTTTCGATTGCCTCCAGTGCTTTCTTTTCTAATTCCTTTGGATTATATGCCATACGGTTGTCCGTTCTTTTTAATTACTAAGGTTGAATCTAATTTCTGCATTCGGTCAACTATTACTTGACAATACCTTGGATCAAGTTCCATTCCATAGCATTTACGATTTAACTGATGTGATGCTACCATTGTAGAACCTGAGCCAAGAAAAGCATCATAAATATTTTTTTTATCCGGATTATCTTTCATCGCCATTTCTATTAATGAAATTGGCTTCATTGTTGGATGAACGGTATTCCTTTCTCTTTTCGTTTGCCACACATCACCACGAATTGTTTTTTGTCCTCCAAATTTTCCGTGATAGAGAATAATTTCGTGTTGCTTAAAATACTTATCTAAATGCTGAGCTGGATTTACTTTATCCCATACAATAAATGCTTTTACTGGCTTTTGTAAATCTTCCATAGCTTTTCTAAATAAATGAGAATATTGCCAAGAACAACAAACATAAAAGGTATCGCTATTAACATTTAAAGCATCGTAAATAAACTGAGTAAAATCTTCATCACTCATTTTATCATTTGCAATTTTATCTCTTTTATCTTTAACTCCTTGATAATCGATATTGTATGGAGGATCAGTAAAAACCATTTCAATTTTATTGCCACCTAAAACCTTAGCAACCGAATCGCTATCCGTCGAATCCCCACAAAGTAATCTATGCTCTCCAATCTCAAACAAATCCCCTAACACAATATCCGTTTCAATAGTATCAGGCACATCGTAATTATCTTCCTGTGCCGTTCCTTCGTCCTTAATATCAAATACCGGTAAATCTAATCCCCAAGCCTCTAATTCATCTGCATCCCATTCATTAGCAATCATATCCCAATCCCATTCTCCTCCGCTTGTATTATCCTTAATCAAAAACTCCCTTTGCTTGTCCTCTGATAAATCCGTAACGATAACCGGTATCTCTTTAATGCCAGCTTCTTTGCAAGCTCTGTACCGCATATTGCCCCCTAAGATAATCATGTCTTTATTGACAACAATCGGACGAATGTCCAACATCTCAGGGAAATCCTTAATTGACTGAACTAACTTTTTAAATTTATCGTCCTTGATTAATCGAGGATTATTTGGATTTAGTTTAATATCGGTAATCTTTCTTAACTCCATAGGTTAATTAATTTTATAAACTTCTTCGTGAACTAATTTCCAATAAATCTCGTCATCAATCTTTAGCTTCAGCCTTGAAATAATGGTAACAATGTATAAAGTACATTCCTTTGCGAATAATTTGTTTCCACAAAAGTAAACGCAGTTATTAAAGATATACCTTGCCATTTCATCTGGCTTCTTATTGTCCATTCTCCTTATATTCAATGTAAACTTTACGGATTTGACTAATGTAATCTCTCCAGCATGAATCGCAACTTGTCTGCTCCAAGCGGATATTGAATACATTATAATAAACCTCCGTTAGTCTTCTTTGTTCCATGATGCTAACCGAATGACGATCCATACTGAACCATCCTTGCAGATACTCATAATCTTCCTCAGTTAAACAATTAATTTTCTTATATGGAAACAATTGATTCAGCTTCTCCTTCCGTGCATCGCATCCACAATCCCAACCGATTGCTTGTGCTAACTTTTCAACACCGGCTTTGATTCCAGTTGCCTCTGTGAATTGCTCAATAGTGTCGCCTAATCCTTGTGGTTTTCTTTTTGCCATGTTATTAATTTTTTCTTGCAGTTCTTGATAGTATTGTAAATGCTTGTAAAACTTATGCCTGATTCTCTTGACATCTTACGCATACTAACCCCCTTATTTACATAAACCATAAAAAGCATCCTTTCGTAATCTTCCCACGTTTGAATGTAGTCTATAAATGGCTGAGCAAGTTCTAAAACGATGTCATCTTCTTGTGAATCGAATAATAGGTGTTCAATATCCTTTGTAATTTCTACCTTAATGACTTTCTTATTGTGAAGGTTCATTGTTAATGATCTTAGCGTGAAATAAAAATAAGCAAAGTTAGCATCCTTATTTGAATTGATAATCTTAATGTAAGCCTCTTGAACGATGTCCTCAGCGTAGGCAATTTCTCCGAAGCGTTTGACTACCGCTATCCAGTGCTTATGCTTATCTATCAAATGGTCGATGCTTACCATCATTCTTTTCGTTGTGAATAGATTGCGAAAATCATTAATAAGATAAATGCTAATTCCAAGCCACCGATAATGATTCCCTCAAATACTAAATCATCCATGAAATTTATCTATTTCTCTGTTCAAATACCAAACGGCTTTCTCCATGTCAACCTTCTTATTACCTTTTTTATCTGCTCTTAAGATATACTTAATTGCATTCCCAAGATTAAAATTCAATCCATAGGCATCTATAACATCAATGGCTTCGATTCCATTGGCTGAATAATGTTCAGGATGATTGACTTGCTCTTTCATTATTACAAAGTTTAGTTTTTTATTTTGTAAATTCCAAATCTAATTCGTATTTATTTAATAAGCTATTTAATTCAGTATTAAGACTTTGCGCCTCCGCATCCTCTAATTTTGTCATCTTAATTCCTAACTTAAAAAACTCAAGCATATTCTTTCCAGCACTAAAATAGTCATCGCTTACGGTTGTATCTGGATTGTTCTTGTAAAGTTGTTGCTCAATCTTTAGCAGTTCATCCAAAACCATATTTGACTTGTTCTTTAATGATTGCTTATTAAATATCGATTGTCTAAAATCGCCTTCAATGTGATCGATTAATGAGTTTAATAAACCCAAGTAAATCATTACGGTTAATTCTTCATCTAATTTCATTTAAATAGTCTTTTATACGTTTGGTTCTGCAAAATGCTGCGTAACTATAATTTCCTCTGTCTTCTAATATCTGATTCCGATTTAGCTTTAATGAATAATGCAGATCGTGAATCGTTTCGCCTTTCATCTTTACTTCCTTTGTCGGCTTGGTCAGTTGCTCATCTATCCAATAGATTGCGTGCAAGTAATTAGTCTTAATACCCATAAGTAAATTCTCTTATGCCACCTTTATCCCAGCAAGGGTTTCCAGTAGTCCATCCGGTTTGGCGCATGATATTCTCATCCCACTTAACATAAGTTCCATCGTTGCAATAGCATCCGGTCTTTTTCTTTTCAATTGGTTCAATGTCCATTTCCTCACATGACATTAATCCTAAACATAAAACTAAAATTCGTTTCATAAACTTAAATATTTATTGATTGCTTTAACTGATTCCTCTAATGTCTTTACCTCTTCAATCTTAAATTCAAAACCTTTCCAATTGTTAATCGGTAATTCATAGAATTTTAAAATCAAGTAATGATAGCCTCCGCTTGCTCTGAGGATCATGTAGTTTTCCGTATCCTGATATTTCATAAACGGAATGTTATTATCGGTCAGGTGTTTTTTAACCTTTGCGATTTGGCTTATAATGTTTCTCATATTTTCTTAAAATTAGGTATCCTAAATTTGTTTGTCGTAATCTCAATGTCTTTTTGCAATAATCGCAGATAACGTTTAACTCCGCTACGTTGCTTGTCATATTCCAAAGGTAATGGATGACCTCTGCCTTTTGCTCTTTCAAACAAAACGGACAATTCAATTCGTCATTTCTTATCCACTTGTGGCCCATTACTTTTTAAATCCGTAGTAAGTGCATCCGTAAACTTGCCAAGTAGAATCAAAATTATCATCAAATATCTCGATTGTATCTTTTGCGATATAAGCCACTTTCTTTGTCTTCTTAGGGTAATCCATTGCGATTAACAAATAAATCATTCCTAAGCCATATATGGCCGTTAAAATCTTCTTTATCATCTTATTTTCTTATAGGTTTCTAAACATTTAATTAAATCGTCTAAACTTCTGACAAGTTCGTAGCAATATCCTGAATCAAAAGCCAATTTCTCAAAATCCTTTTGTGATTCTTGTTGTCTTCCAGTGCTAGTCTTTACCTCGATAAATAATCCGTTAAATATCTTATTTGGAATCATTAAAAATAAATCAGCAACTCCGGCCTTAACTCCTTCGGCTTTCAGCTTCTTAGCGACTATTACATTGCGGAGGCCACCATTAGGGATTGCAAAGAAAGGAACTTTAATTAAATCAAGATATTGGCAGATTGCCACTTGGATTGCGTGTTCTTGAGATTTCATTGATTGAATAAGTTATAAATGATTGCTGAAATCATTATTGTTCCCGATATTACTAAAATAATCAGTAATTCCCAAAAACTTTTTTTAGGATTTTTAAACTCCGTAGGTCTTGTCATAGTATGTGTCGGCTAATTCTTCTGTCATATAATGTCCTGATTTCCAGCATCCTTCTCTGAACGCTTGCTTAATAACTGCCTCCTCGTCATCGAGAAGAATAGTTAATTTGTCTTTGAATAGTTGGTAAACCATTCTGCGATTGACCTCTATGTGATCAATTCTTAAAACATCATCGACCTCGTCGATTAACTTTTGGATTGTTGTTTTGCTTTTCATTGTTAAAAAAGTTCTGTTTGATTTATAATTGGACTCAATCTTTGATTGCAAATCTTTAAATATTTTTCACTCATTTCACTTCCAATAAATTTTCTTTGACTTCTTAGCGCTGCTTCAGCCGTGCTACCAGTACCCATAAATGGATCGTAAACAATACCATCTTTAGGGCATCCAGCTAATATTGGTTTTTTAATTAAAGAATCATTGTAAGAAGCATAGTGTTCGTTTGAACTTGGCTTTGTAGGTATATCCCAAAAATCAGAAACATCACCGGGATTTTTACCTAATGGATTGCAAAATCTATCACCCATTTTATCTGTGTCAATGCTACCAATTGAATCATGTTCAGACTTCCATCCATATTCTATTCTTTGTAACGAAGATTCTTTATGTTTATCTCTAATTGCATCTAAATCAAAAAAATATTTTTCTTGCTTAACCATAAAAAAGAAATATTCATGTTTTTTTGTAAATCTATCAGTTACTGGCTCAGGCATTCCATTTCTCTTTGCCCATATAACATCGTTTCTTAAAATCCAACCTCTATCAATGCACCCAATTGCAAATCTATGCGGAATTAACAAAAGACATTTATTTTTTATTTCATCACATTTTTGTTGTTGAAATCCTTGACCTAAAATATTCTTTTTAGAAATTGATGCTTTAGAATTATTTTTTTTTGCTCTTTCTAATCCTCTTATTCCACCTGAAATTGTATTATAAGTATCTCCTAAATTTATCCATACGGTTCCGCTTGGTTTTAAAACTCGATAAATCTCATCCATCATAGACCAAAGATTTTCTAAATATTGATTAAAAGTAGGTTCCAAACCCCATTGTCCTTCATATCCATAATCTCTTAATTGCCAGTACGGAGGCGATGTAATTACGCAATCAATAAATTCATTTGGCATCTTTTTTAAAGTTTCCAAACAAGGCTCATTATAAATTTTATTTATTTCCATTATATAATAGGTTTAATTTTTCCTTCTGAATCTAATCTACATTCAAAATCTACTAATTGATTGATAAATTTAATATATCCTTTAGTCTTGCAAATAAGTTTTAATTCTTCTTTGTCTTGAATGTTTGCATATTTATTCCAAATTTCAAGCCGTTCTTCAGTTGTAAGACATTGAATCTCAAACTTATTAAGATAGTCCCATAAAACTGATAAGCCTCCAGCGATGAACGTAAATTGCTTTCCTTCTTTGTTTGCTTTATCTAACTGGTCTGCATAAAAGTTAGCCGTTTCAATTGCTTGCTTTTTTAATTCTTGATTACTTGGAACTTCTTTCATAGGTTCTATTTCTTTAGGTAATCCCTTTACTTCGTTTCTTGAATAGTCAATGTATGCTTTCATAATTCGAGCAAAGTATTCGCAACTAAAATTCTCGTAGCATTTAACATCGGTTTCAAACTTGCCAGCGATTGCATATTCAAAAGCTAATCTGATTTCCTCAGGTGTTTGATTTCCAAAGTTTACTCTGATAAAATTAAGCAAGACAAATTTTTCTTCATCTGTCGGCATATTTGCACCTCGTAAACCAACCAAGACCATCGCATAACGAATCGCTTCTTTAATGTCATCCTCTGACCTTTGTCTGATTGTTATGGTGCTTTGTGCTTGAACTATTGGCGATAAGCTACCACTTGCGTAAGGCTTCCATTCTTGCCGCACTGGTGCCAAGTTTTGGTTCGTTTCCATTGTTATTGAATTTAGATTTGTTTTGCATCCAAGTGCTTATTCTTCTGCTAATATTAAAAAACTTTTCTAATTCCCATCTTTCTCTACCTTTTTTATCTTTCTCAGTCCAGTATTCATAAAAGTTATTATATTCAGAATTTAATTCGTTAATGAAAGGCGAAAGCATTTCGCTAAAACTTACTTTACTTTCTTTTTCTTTTATTTCATTTACTTTACTTTCATTTACTTTACTTTCCTTTGTTGAACGGTCGTTGAACGGTCGTTGAACATCCGTTGAACTGTCATTGAGCATCCGTTTAGCGGCACTCTTTAATCCAGCTGATTTGCGTTGTTCCTTCATTTTAAAGTAAGGCTCTAAATAAACCAACATCTTTGGACTGAAAAACTTTTGGTCTTCATCAATTTCGAATAATTGATAATTGCAAACACATACACGAACCTTCGCTTCTGATACTTGAAATTCCTCAGCTAACAAATCCAAATCTTCCAATGGATACATCAGGTCTTGTTGCTCTCGTAAAGTTTCTAATAACATGAAATAAATTCCGTACCCCTCTGTCCCTAACTCCTTTCTTAATCTTCTAATCTTTCGATCGTGCCTCGCATTGCAGAAATGCGGAAAATAAAACGCTTCTTTTTCCATTTTGGTAAATAAAAAAAGCCAGACTGCGTAGGAGTGCAAATCTGGCTTTGGTTTTTTAACCCTTTAAATCCTTTCAGAACTCCTACCCTCTGAAAAGATTATATCCAAATATAGAACTAAATTTTGGATTTGCAAATTCTTTTTTCAAAATATCCAATCAAATACGGATGTTCTTCTTCAAATAATCTTGCATAATCTGATGTGTAAGAATTATTGATTTTATATCTATCATTTCCAGTAATCATCGTATTAAATCTGATATATTCAATAATCTGTTTTGCACCAATATGTTTGTAGTTTCTACTAATTAACAAATTAGCCAAACTTTTAAACTCGTTGTATATGTGCGGATTTTCTGCGTGATACTTTTGAAAGTTTTTCATCTTTTATAAGTTTTAATTTCCGATAATCAGATTCTAATTGCTTTGATAAATGGGATTGCCATTCGTTAAACGTTAACTGCTTCATTCTGCATTGCATTTAAAACGTTCTTAATCTCTTCCATAACTTCTGGATAGTTAATCTTTCCGTAGGCAACTGACTGAACCAGCGGAGTATTCCACGATCTTGCAGAGAATGGAAGGATTCCCTTGTTATTTAAGTTTTCAGCCACTTGGGCATATAACGACATCTTCTTGATTTTCATAATTAAAATGGTAAATCTGTTCCTGATGATTTTGCTTGCACTGGTGCTTGACCGTTAGGCTTCCAAGTATCAAGTTCAATGTAATAATTTCCTTGCTTACCTTGAACGACATTTAAATTAACCCAGTCGTTTGCTTGATTCTGCGTTAGGAATGGCATTGCATCCTCTAGCTTGATTGATAACTTTCCAACCACCCATTCAGGTGCATTCTCTGAACGTTTGAAATTGAATCCTTTTGCGAATACTTTGTCTTTCTTTTCCATTATTTTGTGAGTTGTTTTTTACGATTTGTGAATAATTCTTTAATGATTGGCAAAACTTGGTATTGATCCTCGATGTCATCCCATATCTCTTTCAATGTGTCCATCGTTTGACATTCATCAAGTAATCTTTTGACCTCGCCTAATTCAGCCGCTGAGATTGAAACGCTTGGCTTTGGTGCTTCCTTTACTGGTGCCTGAACTCCAGCTGCATCGATGTCCTTGTCTGTAACTAAACCAAGCATCGAGCTGATTGCGTATCTTCTAAAGTAAGTAACACCTGAACCAAATGATTGATATTCATTCATGGCCCCAAGTTTAATCTTAGGAATCGGAGTAAAACTTTCTAACTGCTCTCCGCTTTCTACATGAAACAAAATTGTGCGGAGGCCATCGTTCTCAAGCAATTGGCTGAAACATAATCCGTGCTTCTTCATTAACGGATTGATTGTGCTAAAGATTTGAGGAAGGTCGGCATAAGTATAATTATGTCCTTTCGTATCCTTGTGGATAATCGGGCATTCGTTCTGGAATGCACTAAGTGATTTAATCAAGTTTTTCATTGCGAATTTGTTTAAATTGAGTTGGAGTATCTATTTCTGAATCTATTGTGAAATCATCGTAATCAATAATCTTAGTATTGTAAAACGCTTGATTGTAAGTCCACTTGTCAAATTCTTCTTCGGTTTTGAATCCGTGAATCTCTGACCAATAGTTACGTCCATCAAATAACCGTAACTTTAAGACGCATGGATAATGTTGCTTTATCATAATTGTTGATAGTTTAAAAATTCTGAATTTTCTGATTGTTCTTCTTTTTTAATGTAACGATTTGCTTCTCTTATGTCTGCAAATGTCATGGTAACATAATACGTTCCAGTTTCATGATACCTAAATTTCATTCTCCAAGTCATCATGATAAGATTATAGCTGCGAATACGATGAACCCGATAAAACCCATTGCTAAGATGCCGATGGCTAAAGGTATGCACTCAGGGTCTTGCTTGTGCATTTCTGTGATGTAATTAATTAAGTTTTTCATTTTGATAAGGTTTATTAAATAGCTTTGTTGCTATTGTGATACAAATATAAAAGGAAGATTTGTAATAAAAAAATAATTTTAAACTTTTTTTTAATATAAATTTAAAATATGTTCAACTACTTTTTTGTGTGAATCATTAAATTTTACTCCAGTTTTATTGCAAACAAATTGTAAACTACTATTTGATTTATTTGTATTACTCATTACCGTTAATGCTTTATCAAAACAAATGTTATCAATAAAAATCGTAACTGGCATTTTCCAAAAATCTAATGAAATTATACGTTCTTCTGTATGGTAAGAAAAAGCAATATTTACTTTAATTGATTTACCATTTAACTTAATAGTTTTGTTATAATTTTCCATTTTTTTTGTTGTTTAAGTTTATTTCCTTGTTTGATGTTGTAAATGTACATCTTTAATTTTAATAAAAAAAATATTTTTAATTATTTTTTTAATTTATTTTTAAACAAAAATCCCCACCAGTAAAACCAATGGGGAAATTAAGGAATAAACCTATTCAACTATGAAAAACTTTACAATATTACAAAACTTTTCCTTCTTTAATCTGATAATTAGTAACTTTTGATTTGCCATCATTAATCTCTACTAAAGCAAAACCATGATTATGTGATGAGAATGGCATGTACTTCGGCGATAATACGGTAAGGCATCCGGTAGTATAAGTATTGATATATTCTTTAAATGCACTTTTCTTTTGCGTTGTCGATGTCCTATGAACATGACCCATTAAAGTATTGCATAAGGTTTTATTCATTAGGTTCTGCGAAGGATTAATTCCTCCGGCTCCGTAAAGCTCATGTCCATGAACGACAAGCAAATCCCCCATCTCCATACCTTGCCAATCGTTTACCATTGTGAACTGGAGTTTATCCAAGTTAAAAAATATCTCAAATTGTAGATCATGCAATTGAGCAAACTCATCCGCTTGCATCTGTAATGATCTTGCCCAGCGTTGTTCATGGTTTCCTAACTTATAATAGATTGGAATCGTTGGGAATAAATCACGCAACTTCTTTAGGAAATCTCTTGACATATCAACTTCCCTTTTAAAGTCCCTTAAATCCTTATCCTTCTCGTGTCGGCTAATTGAATAAAAGTCCATGATGTCCCCATTCAGATAAAGACAATCAATAGCCAAACTTTTTAGATGTCTAATGGCAATCGTCAAAGCCTCCAGTGAATGATAAGGAAAGTGAATGTCAGATAAGATTCCAATCTTCCTTAAATGACTTGGCAACTTCATCGATTCGTATTCCTTCGATAATGAATCAGCAATACCAAAGTTATCCAACATATCAAGACTGTATTCTATTTTGTCCCCTACCTTAATAGATTCTTCTTTATTTATTTTAGAACGATCATGTAAGGTAATTCCATTATTCAGCATGAACTTCTTTAGCTGAAACCAAGATGCGTAACCATATTGATTATGGTATATTTCGCAAAACTCCTTTACACCTAACTTTGAACCATAAAAATGATTCTTAACGGCTTGCGCCTTGTGTGTCATATCCATTATTTGAATGGGTTTATAAACCGGAAATAAATGTATCCGATTATGATGAGTGATTCCAAAAAGATAGTTACAATGGCCCAAGTAGGAACGACATTTTTAATTACTATCTTTTCAAAAAACTTTACTTCAGAACTATATTTTGATTTATATTTTGAATCGTAAACATTTGCCACGCTATCTAAGTCGATTGTGGCTTTGATATTTCCATTCTCTGACCTTATTATGACCTTGCCTTGTGGAATGGTTATCTTAGAGTAAAATCGTGTCAGAAATCCAAGAGAATCGCAAGGGTTCTCAATAATTAATGTATCATGAATGGCTTTGAATTTTTCAACTGTTCTTATATTGTGAACAGTATCAACTCGAATCTTTTCAACCACGCTTGTAGATTGTGTGGATTTACAACTTGCGAAGATAATTAACGCAAAAATAAGGAGTTTAATACTTCTCATAAGTTGTTTTGCCTCCGTGCTTGATGGCTCTTAAGATTTGATTCCGATTCTTGTTGCCACTAACGTATGAAACGTGAACCCAGTCCGGATTATCCTTAGTCCCGAATTCGAAGATTGCTTGATCAAACTGAAGATTTTTAATAATAAAGTCAAATATCATTCGATTGCTTACCACATTAGCCGACAAATCATGGTCAATGTCAACAGCTTCGCCAGTAGTGTGCTGGCTATTCTTTGCCCCACCGATTGCCGTATTTAATTCCTTGCTTCTAAATCCTGATGAAATCAAGATAGGGATTTGAAAATGCTTACGGATTGGCTCTAAAACATTAATGCAAAGCTCACGAAGATTATCGGTCTGCTCTGCATTTGGAAGGTTATTGATGCCGTTTCTTTTAGCGTAATCGCTTCGAGTAAACTCGTTTAAATCAAAATGTTCACTTAGTTTCATCAGTCTTATTGTTTGAAAACTTGGACAAAGTTATTGAAGCTGACGAATATCCAAGCACCGCAATCATTATATTTTGAACTCCGCTATCCTTGTGGTCATAAATGTATATGCCAAACACGATAAGCGAACCGATTATGAAGATTAAACGACCGCTTGAATATTCCCCATTCGCCTGAAAGAATTCCTTAATGCTATTTGTTAGTTTCGGCATCTTTATTTAGCTTAACAATCTGCTTGTAATAGTAAACCATCGCAAAGCTACACGATCCAATGGCAAATAAACCGGACACAATCCCAACGATATAACTTAGTGATGTGTAAGAAATGATTGCCGTTACCCCTCCGATAATTAGTGAAAGTACGCCAGCTGGATGCGAATGGTTTTCCATTAGTATTAGTTAGCTAATTGTTCTAAGTATGCTAATTCGTAATCGTAATCGATTGATGCACCGAATGAATGGATTCCTACCGGAGTACACCAAATTTTGTAAGATGCAAAAGAAGGTAATTCATCGTTTTTCCAAAGGATGTCTACTGAATATTTATCAGATAAAACTGCTTCAGTAACTACATTCATTTCAGCATCCAATACCGGCGGAGTAATCATAATATGACCAATCTCCACAACTGATTCGATGATGTCGTGATTGTAAGACAAAAGCGTTTCTTCTCCTAATGTTACGCTTACTTGCAAATCTGCTTGTAATTCTGCCCATTTAGATGGGACGAACTCGTATTTTCTAAATTTCATATTATAAAGTCGTTAAAGTAACTAATTCTTGATTTGTTAAACGTGTTTTCCAAAGAATTTGTGAATTTAATTTAACCAAATTATCAGGTTCAGTAGCTATTTTATCTGCTGCAAATACTGTTCCACTTGTATCTGTTCCAATTTGAACACCGTTAATATAAAGTACAAAATCATTCTCTTTGTATGCAACGGCAATTTTATACCTATTACCTAATACATAAAAATTAGTACCAGTTTGAATTAATGCTTGAGTACTGCCATTATATTCAAGAAATTGAATTCGACTGCTTGTAGATATAGATAAATATCGATATTGATTAGCATTTGAAGAATTCCTTAATGACATAAGAACTACTATACTAGGAATAGTACCATTTATTGTTCCATCCCAAAACATCGTGCCTTCTGTCTGACCAATTAATGCAGTTACTGATGTCTTTTCGTAAGTATCCGCATTCCTTGTAACGCTTGCCGTAGTCGTAGGAATGTATGATGTTGCGTAGGCACCGGCTTCTAATTGTAATCCCCAAATAGTACGGGCAGAACCGGCAGCAGCTCCTAAACTTGTTCCATTAGTAGAAATTGTTGCATAAAAATATGCTATTAATGATGTATTTGAACCAGTATCTGTGGCAGTAATACTTAATCTCCAATAAGTTCCATAATCATCTACTTTAATAACTGGAGTTAAATTTGAGTCTGTTAAATTAGTAGCAATACCAGATACCTCATTAAATGCTACATAAACTGATTTAGCAGTACCTCCTGAAAAATATAATGAAACCCCGCCAAAATTAGTTCTT